CAGTACATGTCGTCGTGATAAACTCACGCAACACTTCTCGCCAGTCAATCTGTGGTTTGAGCAGATCGGTCAAGTCACGATCGCCACCCGAACCAGTCTTGCCTGCAATCAATGCCCCTTGACGTATTGCCTCGTCAATGTCACGTGCCAACTCGTTCTTCTCTTGGGGGGACAACTCCTTTGCCCCCTCCCAATCGTGATTGTCGATAGACTTTTGTGTTAGTGGCTGACTAACACTTTTGCCATCTTGACCACTGAGACCAGTGCCTTGACCATCGCCTTGACCTTGACCACCACCTTGTTTCTGCTTGTCTTGTTTACGCAGTTTGTATATCTGAGCAGTGTCCATGCCACGATACTGTGGGTCATACCAAC